CTTAAAATAACTGTCAATATATCGCAGCTCTTTCCCATGAAAAAGATAATCTAAGAATTTGATACCGTTCACTCTCCTTTCTATGCGGCGTTTTTCAGCAGCTCGCCGCACTCTTCCCAGAATTTCTGCCGTACTGTCATTGCATCAATAACAGATACGAAACCGTCAATGTGCGCCCGCTGCTCTATCTTAATCGGTCTGAATTTCCTTGTTTCCATATTGTGCTTAAGCGCTACGTTTAAAAAGTGTGTCTTTAGTAAATTGTTGTCTGCAATCTTAAAATTACCGTCCTTTATGATGCCCTCAAACTCACGGATAACTGGCGTAAGGTTTTCGCCCTGGTATACGTCGTCCATGTGGAAACCGTAATTTGCCATATCGGTAATAAGGTACTGTGCGCTGTATCGGTCATAGCCAATCTTAAGCGGTCGTATTCCGTATACTTCCAGCAGCATAGTAAACCAGTTGTAAACGTCGTGATAGTCTACGTAGTTCTCGCCGCTTAAAGTAATCAGCCCTTTTTTAACAAAT